TTTAGTTTCTTCTACAGGTTCTTTCATAAATTCTTTTGCAGTCATAGTTTTAGTTTCTTCTACAGGTTCTTTCATAAATTCTTTTGCAGTCATAGGTTCTTCTGGTTCTTCAAGTATAGGTTCTTCTTCTAGTTCTTCTAATACAGGTTCTTCTTCTGGTTCTTCAAGTATAGGTTCTTCTTCTGGTTCTTCAAGTATAGGTTCTTCTTCTGGTTCTTCTAATACAGGTTCTTCTTCTGGTTCTTCAAGTATAGGTTCTTCTTCTTCCATGTCACCTAAATCAATTTCTTCTTCTTCCATGTCACCTAAATCAATTTCTTCTTCTTCCATGTCACCTAAATCAATTTCTTCTTCATCCATATTCATGTCACCTATGTCTATGTCTTCTTCATCCATATTCATGTCACCTATGTCTATGTCTTCTTCTTCATCACCAGTTTTTGCAGCAACTTTTGTTTCAGTAGTAGGAGGAGTTGAATTTGAACAATTCTTAGCACGGTATTCTGCTTCAAATGCATCACTAGTTTTATAATTTGGATTTTTTGTTCGTGTTCCAGCAATATAATATGCTTGATCATCAGGTTTTAAATCCCATATTTGTTCACTTGTAAGACCACCACATGCTGCTTTGTCTTCTATAGGAGGTGGGTCTTCAAATACTGTTGGTGGTGGACAATTAGCAATACATGTTGATGGAACAACACCAAGAACTTGTCCAACTTGAACACCTGCTACAATAATTCTACCAGCAGTAGCAGCATAATTTCCATATTGAATAGCTTTCTTCATTCCTTCTCCCATAACAGTTCCTAATCCAGGTAATGGTGGAACACATGCAATAGCTAATGAAACTATGTCAAGTACATCAATTGGTCTACCACGTGCACCATCTGCAATCATTTTTACAGCAGGACCTACTGCGTTAAGAGCCATACCAAGTCCAATAGCAAGACCAGTACCAGCACCAAGAGTACCAACTGCAATAGCAGCAGCAAGAATACCACCAGCAACTTGTGCCATAATAGTAATAACTTGTACCCACATGTCAGGGTCTCTACATTTGTCAACAAAATCTTGTCCAAATTGTTTCAAATTTGCTTCGGCTACTTTAGCAAATTGTTCAAATGCAGCTGTCATACCATTTTGATTTGGATCAAATGCTTTTTCAAATCGTTTACCAACTTCTTCAAATGCAGCTTCTGTGTCTTTACCAAATTTACGAAAAGCAGCACCAACACCATTCTTTTCTGGATCAAATAATGCAGCATAATCTAATTTTCCAGTTGTAAAATCAATAAGACCTTGAACTAAATCTTTTAATAATACATCCCAATTAACACGTCCAACAATACGTTTACCAGTAATACGTTGTCCACGTACTTCACCACCCCATACTCTTAATTCACGTTCATGAAGTTGTTTTGTAATACCTTGTACATCCCAACATGTTTGACCACATCGTAAATTACAATCAGTACATAATTTAGGTCCCCAATCTTCACCAAATAAACCACGTAATCGTCCACATTCATATGTATTACAACCAGGAGCTGGATGTTTAAAACAATCATCAACACAATCTTGACGTACAGGACCCCAACATGTTCCTGCTACATCTTTGCTACCAGCTGGACAATCATTCATCTTAGATTCAATCTTTTTACGACATGTTAATCCATCATCAATTTCATCAGGACCACAACGTTCACGACATGTTAATCCATCATCACGCATGTTAGCAGGACATGGTTCAACACATGTTAATCCATCATTTCTCCAGCCAGGAGGACAATCATTTAATACACCACCACCAGTCAAATACTTTTCTTTGAATCCTTTTGTACCTTTACAACCACAACCACAGTCAAGTTTCTTCAATTCTTTCTTAATAAACATTACAATAGCACGTTTACTTTTACGATTGAATGATGGATTTGCTTGAATAAAAGGAACTATAAGACTCTCTGCATTTTTTTTAGAAATACAATTTTTACCATTACCACATCCACAATCTTTCATCTTGTTATTTTAGCTATAAATTATTTAATGTATAATAAACAAATGTCAACAGGAGACCAAACAGAATATTTGCGTAGTAAGATGGCAGAACGTAATCGTCCTGGTAAAACAGCAACTTTTTCAAGTGATGGGTATGATCGGTGGGCAGAAAGTGAACGTCCAGCTCGTGTTGGTGGTGCAGAAAAAATTCCTGCTGAAAGACAAATGATGACATCTAGAACAGTCGGTGGTAGTTGTGGTGGTGCTATGCATGGTGGAATAAGTGCACAAGATTTTATTGGTCTTGTTCCAGGTTTATTTGATTTCTTTAATAAAGCAAAACAATTTACAGCACTAGTTAAGGAAGATTTACGTAATCCTGACATTATGCCTGAAAAGTATAGAAAATCTGGTGAAATGATTGCATCAACACTTGAAAAGATTGGACTTGGTAAGGACCCGCATGTAGCTATGTATGAATCATGTATGCATCATTCAAAACCTAAACATAAGCGTGGTGGTGCAGCAGATTGGACTGCTTGGTTTAAGGAACTTGGTGACAAACTTAAATTAGCTTATGATTGGTTTCTTAAGAATAAACCAGCAATTCATGCTATTCTTAAAATGAAGTCACTCAATCCACCTGGATTTGATTATGCTAAACAACTTGAAGGTTTTATGACAAATGTAGGTCTTGGTAAAAAACGTCATAGTCGTCGTGGTGGTTATGATGTTTCTATGCAACCTATGAATGCACAAGAAAGTCGTGGTGTACCAGCACAGTACCCTGTACAATATGATGACAGTTACCCTGAAACAGATGAAAGTGCACCATCTGTTAGACGAAGTTCTGGACCAAAAAGTAAAGCTAGTATGGGAAGTATAGCTAAGGAAGCTAGTGATGGTAAATGTGGTTGTAGTGGTGGTAGTGATCAAACTAGGTATGCTCGGGTAATTGAAATGTATAATAATTTACCAAGTTCTGGTAAACAAAGAGATGACTGGATCCATCAGCATCAAAGTGTTTTAAATGTGCTTAAATCTAAAGGTTTAATTGGTGGTAGTGTTCAATCTAGGCATGCTCGGGCAAATATGCGTGGTGGAGAATGGTGGGATGATGCTGGTAATGCTGCTAAAAGTGCATTTGGAATTGGTAAACCTAAACGTGCTCCTTCAGCACGTGGTATTATTGTTAAGAGGGTAATGGCTGAGCAAGGACTTTCTTTACCCCAAGCATCAAAATATGTTAAGGAACATAACTTATATTGAGTAAATGTTAATAAATAAATTATAGTTAAGTAATAAATGCCTACTTACCAAACATCACCAAACTATAACTGGATTTTTCCAGACAGAGCGGTTGCATTAAATACGAAAGGTGTTGGTATTCTAAAACCTGTTCGTATTCCTAATCAAGACATTATGACATCTTTTGATTCTACTCATGCTACATGGAGAGAACAAGCACATAAAGAAGCACTTGATCGTGTACGAAATACTAAACGAGCAGAACAAGGTATGCTTGGTAAACTAAAAATGAATGCACGTTCTCAACGTCCTTTTAGACCTGCTTCACGTTCTGCTGTTCCTAATGGAGTATTTCATGGTTCTCCTATGGAATATGTTACTAGTGCAGGTCTACGTGGTGGTGTAATTACTTCAAAAGAAGGACAAGAATGGGTACAAAAACGTCTTAATAATCGTATTGTAGAATTAGATGCTATTGGTACTCGTGATTTTTCTGAAGGACCACCACCAGCTATTTCATTATTACCACAATTTAGTATTTTAGATTTAGCACTTCAAAATGTATTTGATGCTTTTTCATCATCTAAATTTGACAGTAGTACTGTAAGTGATTTAGAGAAACTTCAATCTGAATTTTTGAAAGTTGGTAGTACTATTACAGGCGATCAATTAGCAACTTATGCTGATGCATTTGAAAAATTAAGTGAAACAATAACTCCTTATTATGGACAAAGTCGTTCTGGTATACTTGGATTAGATGCTAATACTCAACATGAATATTCTCGTATATTAAAATATATTCGTAAAGTTCTTGACAATATGGATTATTTTATACAGGAAATTGCTAGAACTATGAATGAAGACAAAGCAGCACGTGAACTTGTAGTTAATAAGTTACGAGAACGTAGACTTGGTGAAACTATAACAACTTTTCAAGCACCAGGAGCAATAAGTGTTCCAGCAGAAGAAGCAGCTACTTTACCAGTAATGGCTCAACCTACTGGTTCTAGTAAACAATATAAAATGTCATTCTAATAATAAATATGGATTCACAAACTGCTTTTATTAGTACACTTGTTAGTTGTAGTTGCTTAATTTTAGCAGCAGTTGCAAAAATGAATCATAAAAGACTTCGTAGTACATGTTGTGACAAAGAAGTTATAGTTTCTTTAGATTTAGAAGACATAACACCTAAGAAAGAAGCAATAATACTAAAACCTATTGAATAATACAAATGGAAATTGTTGAATATAAATTAGGAAAACAACAAGGCTACCGAACACAAATTAATGGTGTTCCGTTGTCTAGAAAACCAGTTGAAATTACACGTGCACTTCAACAATTTAGAGCATTAGAAACTGAAAAAAGAGTTGAAGATGTAAGAGGTTATGCTTTGTCAGAACAAGACATTAAGAAAATGATTCCTACACTAAAAGTAGTGTCATACCCAGAATTATTAAAAGCAACTAATATTGATGATGTATTAGACAGTAAAGGTCGTCTTATGCTATTATATTTAACTCAAAATGAAAATATGGGTCACTGGGTATGTCTTTTAAAACGTAGAGGTACAAAATTTATAGAATATTTTGATCCATATGGTAATTTTAAACCTGATGGTGAAAGTAAATGGTTAACTAAAGAAAAACTTAAAGAATTAAAACAAAATACATTTCATTTAACTAAACTATTAAATAATAGTCCTTATGAAATTAAATCAAATGCTTACCCATTCCAGAAGGATGTTAGAGACATGAATACATGTGGACGACACTGTACTACTAGATTATATTTAAAACATTTGTCATTACCAAAATATATTAAGTTAATTAAAAGTTCAGGGTTAAGTCCTGATGATTTTGTTTCAGGATTTACATTTTCTATGATTGGAAGGTAAATACTTTTAAATTAAACCTGTCTTTAATAATAAATATGTCTTTTACATCTATAAAAGTTGTTGGTTCACAAGCAGCACCTGACAGGGTGTATTATAATGCTACGATTATAAACAATACTATTCAGACAAATCAGCAAGATGATGATCCGTCTATTCGGTTTGCAGACACTCGTCAAACTCCGGTAATCGTTGATTCTTCAAAATATAATATTTCAGTTGAAAATTTTACTATGAATGGAGCTACAAAATCTCTACCTATTTTTATTCCACAAATTCAAATTGGAAGTGACATTAATAAAACAATTTATATTATTTCATTAAATATTTTTGATGGAACTAATTATTTATTTAGAGATGAACATATTGAATGGCAACCTGAAAACCAAACTAATTTTACAGTTATACCAACATCGGCTTCACCAAGTCAAGTTGAATCTGATTATTATTATTGTTATTCTTACGGTCACTGGATTAATTTAGTTAATAAAGCACTCGTTAAAGCTTGGGAATATATTGTTGCAAATTCTGGTACTTTTGGAACTCAGTGTCCTTTTTTTGAATTTAATGAAACATCAGGATTATTTACTTTAAATCAAGATGCAAAAACATGTATGACACCTGTTGGAATAAAACTTCCTGCTCCATTTGCTACTACATTTACTGCTGCTGGTGATTACCAAGATGGTGAATATTCATTTGTAGGTATGAACGCAAATTTAGAAGGTCTATTAACTAATTTTAATACAACTTATTTTGCAGTAGGTAAAGAATGGCGTAATTCAGGTCAAGACCTTCCAGAAATTATTATAGACATGGGTTTAGCAAATTTGAATACTATAATAGACCCAGTTTCGGGTATAAATGCATTAGGTACTCTTAAAGGTCAATCTCCATGTTCATTTTTCTTGGTTGATCCATTCACTAATAATGAAACAACATCTGCATTTGTTAAACTTACTCAAGATTTTGTAAGTACAGGTACATTATGGTCACCAGTTTCATCATTTGTATTAGCAACAACTAAAATACCAATTCGTAATGAAGCCGTAGCAAATCCTGTTAAATTAGGAGATGCAAATATTGGAACACAAAATGGTTCTTCAGGATCATTTCAACGTGTATTAATTGAAATTCCAATTAATGCAGTAACAGCTGACATTTGGCGTGGTTGGGTATTATATGAACCTTTAACTCCAACACTTTCATCTTTAGATGATTCAAAAGAAGGAATTTCTGAAATTGATTTATATGTTTATTGGAGAAATCGTCTAACAAATTCATTAATTCCACTAAAATTATATAATGAAGGGACGATGTCTATTCGTCTTTTATTCCAAAAACGGGAAGTTTAATCCTTCAAAAAAAAACTATTCTTAATAATAAAACATGTCCGACATAACTAAGTATTCAGTATACGACCCTCGTATTATTCAAACTAAGCCGAAGTATGCTGTTGAGAAGGGTGCTTTGTCAGTGAATAATGTTTCATTTCAGGCTCAGACAGCAGATTCGTCCTCAGTCCAGTTTAATGTTCAAGTTCCATCTGAGAACGTTTTTGTTGATCGTGCAATTGAATGGTCAGGAGCATGTGTAGCAGCTATTACAGTTTTACTTACAGCTGATGACCTAGACATTCCTGCTGGAACTTCTCTTCAGGGTATTGTTGCTCCTGCAGCATTTCCTCTTCACCAAGCTGTTACACAAATGTCCGCAACTATTAATGACGCAACTGTAACTGTGAATACACAGGATGTTCTTCCTCAAGTTCTTCGTCTTGCTGACATGCGTGATGCTCGTCGTCAACGTACTTGCCCAACTATGTTGGACAGGTATGCTTCATACCCTGATTCTCGTGTAGTAAAGAATTCACCTCTTCTTGATTGGAGTGAGACTAAGAATTCAGATGAAGTTCCTAATGGTGGATTTAATGGTTTCTATTTTGCAACTAGTGCTACTGGAGCAACTCCTCAAGCATCTAGTGGTGCTGGTACAACAGTTGGTAATGTTTCTTATTTTAATGGTCAACCTCAACTTGCAGCAGACCTTAATGCTGGTGCTTCACGAACTCTTACCTTTCATGTAGTTTGTGCTTCTGTTGAGAAGTTGATGCTTCCTCCATTTATTTTTGCGGATCAGCATGAATTGTCTACTGGTCTATTTGGTGTCCAGAATTTTCAAGTACAGATGAATATGTCACCATCACCTAATCGTGCATTTCGTGTTTCAACTGCAACAACTCTTTACCGTGCTGAGACTGGTTTAGTTCTTGATGCAACATTTAGTGCTGTTACATCAACTTGGTCAACTACAGCACCAGGTGGTGGTTTATGGTCAGTAAAGCCTTCTCTTTCTGTTCAATTCTTGACACCTGCTCTTGATGTTCCTCTTCCTCCTAAGTCAATTGTTCCTTACATGGAATTTCCTCGTTATATTAGTACACCTGCTTACCCTGTACCGGCATCTGCTACTTATTTGACTGCTGGTAGTCCAATAGATTCACAGACAATTACTCTTCCTAATATTCCTGATTTACTTCTTATTTATGTTAAACCTTCATCATATGGAACTTCTACATCTGGTGATTGGTCACTTCCTGTTACACGAATCTCAGTTTCTTTTGACAACTTTTCAGGTCTTCTTGCAAATCATACACAGGAAGAACTTTACCAGATGTCACTTCATAATGGTGTAGACATGGATTGGTCAGAGTGGTCTGGTCTTGGTGTTGTTCCATTCTCACAGGTTTCAAAGACTGCTGGTTCAGCAACAGTTAGTGGTGGACAGACTGGTCTTGTTGGTGGTCCTTTAGTTCTTCGTCCGGGACGTGATTTCGCACTTTCTGCTGGACAAGCACCAGGATTAGTAGGTAATTTCACACTTCAATTTCAGATTACAGTCCAGAACTTTACAGGTGCTGAAGTTACACCTAATATTTATGTTGTGCCGATCAGTTCAGGTTTCTTTGAGACAATTAAGGGTTCTTCTCGTATTATTAAGGGTGTTCTTTCTGAGCAAGACATTCTTTCTGCTCCTTCTCAGGCACCTAGTGATGAGCTAAAACGCTCTGTTGGTGCAGCTGCACCTCGTATGACTGTTGGTGGCATGAAAGGGTACATGTCCTAAAAAAAAATAATTAAATAATTAAATAAAGTCCCGAATGGGCAATTATAGGGTAGTCCCAATTATGAAAATGAGTTTCTGAACTCAATTTCAAAACCGATTTATGGTTCCCCTATGATTGATTAAAATAATCTAATATTTGATTTACATTCTCCTATTCCAAGTGTTTGTTGCATCATGATTGGAGCAGGACAATTCTTACAAGGACACTTTTTATGGTTCTTTCCTAAAATATGACCTATTTCATGACTTACCATATACTGTCTATAATCATTAAGATTTAATTGACTTTCTTTTGATCCATTAAACCATCTATATGCATTCAAATATATATTCTTACCATTCATTTCAGCACATGAAAGATTACCATCACCACACTCTTTTTGAATTCTTTTTGGTGTAGACAAATAAATATTAATTTTTTGATTCTTCAAAACTGGTTCAAACGTATAACCATACTTACCCCAACCATGCTCATAATCTAAATACATTTGTATTTGACAGCTTATTACAGCATGATGTTGGTATATTTTATAAGCTTCCGTAACATCATCGTCAATAATAAATTTATATGTTACTATTGCCATTATTATTCATTAAGAAAACAATAGTTAATATAAAAATAATGTAAATATTAGCAACTACATGTAAAAATCAGTAAAAATCAATTGATTTTTACCTAAAAAAACAGCATCTTCGCCATATTTACTCAAATATAATGTAATTAATATAATTAAATGAATGTATTGTCTTTATTTGATGGTATTAGTTGTGGAAGAGTTGCTCTTGAAAGGTTAGGAATAGATGTCAAAACATATTATGCTAGTGAAATTGAAAAGAATGCTATAAAAGTGTCACAAAAGAATTACCCTGAGATTATAAAACTTGGTTCTATTGTTGGATTAACACCACCTAATAATATAGATTTATTAATAGGTGGGAGTCCTTGCACTGATCTGAGTATTGCAAAGAAAGAACGTAAAGGATTAGACGGAGAACATAGTAGATTATTCTGGGAATATATACGAATTAAAAAAGAATGTAATCCAAAATGGTTTATATTAGAAAATGTGAATTCCATGTCAAAAGAAGCAAAAGAAATTATTACTAAGGAAATGGGTGTTGAACCAATCATGATTAATGCTTCATTAGTTTCTGCTCAGTCACGTAAAAGATTATTTTGGACTAATATTCCAGTTGTAGGATTACCAGAAGACAAAGGTATTTTGCTTAAAGACATATTACAACCTGATGCAGAGATTGACGAGAGAATGACATCAAATGGTAAAGCATTTTGTATAGATGCTTCATATTCAAAAGGTAGTTCACTAGAACATTCAATTAAGAAGAAAGTAAGAACTATGGTTAGAATAGGTAGAGAAATAGGACGGCATCTTAACGCAGAAGGTAAACGAGAAGACAAAGCAAATATACCTATAACAAGAAGAATTGAAATACGAAATGATGACAAATGTGGAACTTTAACTTCTGTAACAAAAGACAATTTAGTAGTTTCAGACACGGTACGTAAACTAACACCAATAGAATGTGAACGCTTACAGGGATTACCTGACAACTATACTGAGTGTATAGCAAATACAAATCGGTATAAGTGTTTAGGAAATGCTTTTAATGTTGATGTTATATGTTATATTTTAAGTTTTATTTAATTAATTGACCACATTTAGGACATACTGTTCCTCTACCAGTTAACATACGATCATAAGAACGTTTTACTCTTGGCATTAATTTTGGTCTAGGAGCTGTTTTAGCAGGTTCAAATATACTTGAAATATGTTTCTTCTTACGTGGTGGTGGAGCAACTGGTCTTTCTATTTCATCTTCATCCATTCTCATATTATTCATTATTCTTGTCATTTCTTCATCACTTGCTTCATCACCACCTCCATGTCTACTACGTCTTGGTTTACCTGCTGCGGCTGCAGTTTGATGTTTATGTCTTAAAAAATCACGATGTTGTATTAATCTAATTAAATGATCATCATCATTAGCATACATTTCTAAATCTTCATCACTCATACATGGTCTAACAAATCCTACATCAGTTTCAAATGAACCACCTACTCTATTAGGTGTACTAGCTCTTGTAGGCATATTACGTATAGGAGCATCTGGTGCTCCAATTAACCATGTTCTTACTATTTGTAATATTTCATCTCTAATACGTTGATTTCTTGCTGAAATTGCTCCTACTCCAAGCATAAACTTACCATCTACAATATTACGTAGAAGATCATTAAGACGTTTATTAAAAACCATAACATTTTCTAAACGTTTACTATACATCATATTTCTATTTAAAATAGGTAAACCCTGTTGTATATGTTCCTTTACATCTGCTAGAAGTTTTTTATATGCAGCATGTATATGATTTTCATTCGCCATTTAATAATACTAATTATATTATTTAATAATATTAAATGGAAGCTATTAAAAGAGCAATTAAAGAACTCGCTGATTCTAATATGGCATATTATTCAATTTTATTAGCAAGTTCAGCATCTTTTCCTATATTTATGAATAATTTACGAAATCATGTTCCAGAATGGTTAAATGTATTATTGTCAATAGGTCAAGGATTAGGAATAGGATTACATATTAATAATGTAATTAGAATGTTAGCAGAATATATTATTGATCAAGAACGTGAGCGTATAATTGAACAACGTCGTATGGCTAATGAGCATATGGCTGAAGAAATAAGACAACGTAATTTTCCAACTGCACGAGCAGCAGGAAAACCACCACCAGATCCAAAAAATATGCCTGCTCCAGATTGGGTTAAAAAATTCATAAGTAAACATTAAAGTTCAATTGTTGGTATATTTACTTTCATATATTCATGTTGTAATCCTGAACTATGAGCCATTTTTTCTGAATCTTCATCCATTTCTTTTACATCATATTTGCTTGACAAGTATATATGACGTAACATAGTTGCTCCTACATTCTTACCAAATACTCTATTCAAAATACGGGTTATAGCATTAGCACTTGGTAATGGTAATCCAGTCCATGTTACTAAAAACATACCTTTGGGATTAGGATGTCTACTTAAATACATATTTATTACACGTACTAAATCATCAGGTACATCAAATATTTGATTACCATGTGTCTTTGCTGTTTTATACTTATTAAAAATAAATTTATGAGTTGATGTTACATAATAATTAAACTCTTCATTTTTTGCTTCTTTTTCAGTCTTAACTACTTTCATATATTGGTAATCTTGATTACGTCTTGGAGCAAATTTAGTATATAATGACAATACCATATATGCTAAAATAGTATTCCAATCATTAGGATTTAAATGTTCATTTTTAAGAACTTCATTTGTTTCTTTTGCTAATCGGTTCTCATGTTCAAGAACTACATCCCAATTTAACCAATTTTCTTCTTGCTTCTTAGTTTTTTGTGATGTGTCTATGTCTTTTTGATCATGGATTTTTTCCATCATTTGATTATACCAATAAGTATAAATCTTCTTATATGATGGCTTGTCGTTTAACATAGACAGCGTACTAACAATTGTTGAAAGTAAATTCTTTTTAGTTGACTCTGCATGTTCATCAATACGCAAATTAACACTCTCAATATTTTTAAGCCAAGCCAAATTTGTAAATGGACGGCTTGAATTTAAAACATATAAATTACGTATATATTGACTTGCAGTTGAATCACTAACTTCACGTTTCGTTTGAAACTGTTTGTGTAATTGCATCATATAATCAGTAATAGTTTTCATTCTTTTTATAATTACATGTTAAATTAATTTCAAATATTAAAACGCCTTTTAAAATCTTTAATACTTTCTTTTAATGATGGTTTATTCCAAAGTAACCAACGAGACAAAGCACCAGCAGTCATAGGATCATTCCAATCTTCTCTTATTTCATGTCTTAATAAATATAATTTTTTACGTTTTACATCATTATGTTGAGTATAATCTTCATAATTATAAGCACCAAATTTTATTTGTTTAAATCCAGTTGGAGTTTTAAACAAAGCAATATATTTATGAATGTTGTCATTTGCATCATAAATATTGTGCAGTTTCATTATTACTTATACTCTTTTTATTAATATATTAAATTAAGTTACAGTTGTAAGAGCTGTAGAACTAATAGTTGGTGCTATATGATTTGCAGTTGCTCCAGCCAATAAGTTTCCATAGCTCATCGTAACTGTACCTACACCAGTCTTTTGAATACATTGAATTAATGGAGTCCCTGTTACAGCTCCTTCACAAATTAATAAACAGTAGATCATTCTTTTTACAACGGCATTACTATTAGTAAATTGAATACAACACTTATTTCCACCAGTGTCTGTCAAAATATTTGCATATTTAAGTTGGCAATATGTAATCTCTATAGATTCTGCTGTAGTTGAACTACTAAAAGTTATTAATGGTTGAAGAACAGTAGAAGTAGTATTAAGACTTTGTATTATACTATTATGTATACTTATAGTACCAGTAGAATTAATAACATTTGTTATATTCGTTGTAGGCTGTGTTATAGTACTGTCTCTTATTGTTACGGTTGATCCAGAATCTGCTTCAATAGCAGAATGAGTAGCTGTAGCTCCAGTAACTCTACACTCTGTCATAAAAGCAGTACCTTCAAAGAAATTAATAGCATTTCCAACAGTCCCTGTAATATTACAGTTATAAATTGAATATGTTCCACCTGAACCTAGACAGCGTACCGTGTCTAGAGTCCCTGTAGTTAATCCTGTCACTTGTAATCCTGCTATACCTACTTGATTTGTTATAGTATTCATAGCAATAGAACCTACCACATTACATGGTTGATTTTGCTCTCCTGTTGGTATTCCAACTAAAAATGTATTTCGTAATAATGTAAATGACTCTGTATATGTTCCAGATGACAATATAATAGAGACTTCTGTTGTAACTGAAATTAATGCTCTTGCTGTTATTGCTCTAGCAATAGTTAAATAAGGATTCTGTTGAGAACCATTACCAGTTGTGTCATTACCATTTGGTGCTACATATATTTGAAATGAATCTACAAAAGCTATTCCAGTTCCACCACCTGGTCCAGTTGGTCCAGTTACACCATTAGTTCCAGTTGGTCCAGTTACACCATTAGTTCCAGTTGGTCCAGTTATACCATTAGTTCCAGTTGGTCCTGTTTCACCTGTATGTCCTGTTGCTCCTGTATGTCCTGTTGCTCCTATTTCACCTGTAGGTCCTATTGGTCCTGTTTCACCTGTTGGTCCTACTTCACCTGTTGGTCCAGTTTCACCTGTTGCTCCTGTTGCTCCAGTTGCTCCAGTTGCTCCTATTGCTCCTGTAGGTCCTGTACTACCACTAACTATAATTGCATCAAGTGTTAAATAATTTATACCATCAATTTGAATAGCACTTAACGTACTCATTAAGTTACCAAGACCTGTAATTTGTGAAACACTATTAAGTGCATAAGTTCCTAAATCTACATCTTGTGTAGCTACATATTGTGACCATGTAGAAACATCTCCTTCACCTGCTGGTCCTGTTGGTCCTATTAGTCCAGTTGCTCCAGTTTCACCTATTGGACCAGTAGGTCCTGTTTCACCTATTGATCCAGTTGCTCCTGTAGTTCCTATTGTTCCAGTTGCTCCTGTTGCTCCTATTGCTCCTGTTGCTCCTGTAGGTCCTGTTGCTCCTGTTGCTCCTGTTGCTCCTATTGGTCCACCACTTGGTCCAGTTGGACCTGTAGGTCCTATTGGTCCTTGTTTTCCCATTTGTATATTAGACGTAGAAAAAGCTGAATAACCAGTACGTAGATCTACTGCTGCTGTTTTAGCATTTGTTAAATTAAAAACATTAGCAAATCTTTGCATTTATAATAATATAATAATTATAAATGCCGTATTATATTAGGAAGGCTCCTAATCGTGATTTATATTGGGTTATTACAAGAGAAACTAAAAAGAAACATTCTAAACAACCTATTCCTTTAGAAAAAGCACAAGCACAATTACGTATTCTAAATCAACAATTAACTGGATTAGGAATATTTCAATCAAAAGCACAAGTTGTTCCTATTATGAGACCAGAACTAACACAAAAAATAAAAAAATCATTAAAAGCTGTTCCATTACAGCTTTATTTAAATAAACTTGCAGAAATTTTTCAATATTATAATGTTCCAATTGATCTACCAACAACTGCAAGAGTTACACATATTATAGGTTACATAAAAGACTCTATTTCTATGGAACAAATACAAGTTGGTGATTATATAGTTGATTTTAATAATGAATATGATGATTTTAAAAGAACTATGACATTAGAAACTTTTGTTCGCACGTTAAATATGTATATGTTAGAAAATCAAGCTGCAATAAGTCCATATGACAGAAATCCTATTGATTGGCGGACTTTTAATATATATAAAATTACATCAGCAGATCCAGATTCAGGTGTACCTCGTAGAAGAGGACGTGGATTAGAAAATACACAAATTCATATGAGTCTTTTTCCAGCACTTATGTCTGCAAATTCATTAAATACAGCACGTAATTTTTATAAACAAATTTTAAGAACACAAAAAGAAAAAGATGATTTAAATCATTATATTAATTTAGTAACTCGTGGACATTATAAGAAATTTGAAGAAATCTCATGTTTAAATGATTTAAAACATATAATTGAATTAATTAGAAATTATAAACCTTTAAATGCTTCTGCTTCATCATTTGAACCAAAAGAACAATCATTATTACCTAGAGGATTACTTGATTAAAGATGCTTCAGTTTCTGTAATATAATAAATTGGAAAATTCTTATGAATACAGATCCAACGGCTACCTGACTTTTTAATCTCTGCTACTTCTTTTGGTCCCATACCTACATAACTCTTTAAGAAATAATTTAATGCATGAGAACCTGTACTCTGTGGGTATAATACAAAATGAGTTGCTTCAGTAAGACACAAACGTGTCTTCTTGAAATTGCTTAAATGATGACTTAGAATTAAAATACTGGTCACAGTATGTCTACCCATTATACAAATGTCATCAATTAATTGCTGTACTGCTTTACCTTCCTTACCTTCTAAGGTGTCATAATCATCAAAAATTATAAGAGATTCACGCAAAGGTTCTAAATCTTTTAATGGTGTTTCAACTAATTTTTCTATACTTAATCGTTTTGGTTTAATTTCCATACTGTCTAATGTAGCATCTTCTTTTAATTTTGA